AATGCAATGCCGAGTGTACGTAAGAAATAAGGCCACCTATTTATAGCCCCTTATTTTATTTTAATTTTAACCTAGAGGCCACCTTGTAGTATCAAGCCCTATTCCGTAAGCGCAACTGAATAGCTACCTTGAAAAGACGACAAGCCCCAAAAGGAGCAGTGATATGAGCGAAGTACAAGAAACAAATGAACAAGTAGCAAACCCTTACAACATGAACAAAGAATATGTTGAAGATGACAAACCCTTTGAAAGTGCTGAAGGAATTTTCTACTCACAGAAGCAGGCCACCTCTAAAGAAGCCCCTGCCGAAGAGAACACCGTTGATTATAAGAAAAGATACGATGACTTAAAAAAGCATTATGATTCAAAAGTTAGTGAGTTCAAACAGAAAGAACAAGAACTTGAAGCTGAAGCTCGCATGGGACAGAAAGTTGAAGAGTCTGTACGCCACGAGGAAGAAATAGAAGCCCAACAAGAAGTTCAACATTCAGAAGAAGAACAACCTAATGTTACACAGGATAGTAGACTAGAAGCTCTTGAAGAGCGTGAAGCTAGGATTGCACGTAAAGAAGCTGAGATTACTCTTAGCACAAAGCATCCTGACTTTGCAGATATTCGGAAAAGCGATGAGTTCCATTCGTGGGCTAAAGCTCAACCGGAGTCAATTCAAGATTGGATATACAACAATCCTGATAATGTGGACTTAGCAGTCAAAGCTATTGATTTATATAAGTTTGAAAACGATGTTTCTACAGTTCAGCAAGGTACTCAGCAAAAATCACAAACTTCGACCAACACTTCTGCTGCTGATATGGTATCTACAAAGACAACTAGTATAGATGCTAAACAGCCAAAAGTTTGGTCACAACGGGAAATTGCTGCCCTGTCTATGGCTGAGTATGATAAATATGAAAAAGAAATCGACAAAGCCATTATGGAAGGCAGAGTAGTAGCTTAATTTAACTAGTCTTTTTTTAATAAGGAAACATAATCATGGCTCAATATTTTGAACCCTCAACAGATACAGATGCTAACTTCGGAAACTCAGTTGCCGGACAAAACAACTCTTACTTCTTACCTGCGATTTACTCGAAGAAAGTTCTTAATTTCTTCCGTAAAGCGTCTGTAGCAGAAGCTATCACTAACACTGACTACGAAGGCGAGATTTCTGCTTTCGGTGATTCTGTACGAATCATTAAAGAGCCAGTAATTAGCGTAAGCTCTTACACTCGTGGCACTAACACAGCTGCTACTAAGTTAACTGATGCAGAAGTAAACCTAGTTGTTGATACCGCTAACGCCTTTAAGTTCATCGTAGACGACATCGAAACTTCAATGTCTCACGTAAACTTCAAAGAAGTAGCAGCTTCATCAGCAGCTTACGCTTTGCGTGATGCTTTTGACTCTGCTGTTATTGCCGCAGGTTTCTCAGGCGTATCTACTGCAACTCCAGACCACACTCTTGGTGCTGACAATGCTACTCACCTTGCTGCAGGCGTTTATGACGGTGCAGGCGGTATTGGTCTTGACGTTACTGACCCTCTCGATTTGCTTGCTCGTATGGCTAAGCTTCTTGATGAGCAGAATGTACCGGAAGAAGGCCGATGGATTGTAGCTCCTCCTAGCTTCTATGAGCAGCTATCTCAGTCTGGTTCTAAACTATTGTCTGTAGACTTCAATGCCGGTCAAGGTTCAATCCGCAACGGTCTTGTAACTTCAGGCAAACTACGTGGCTTCAGCATGTACAAGTCCAACAACATTGCAGCTCCAACCAATGCTGATGGTAAACTACTTGCAGGTCACATGTCTGCTATCTGTACTGCACAGACTATCACTAGCACTGAGGTCATCCGTGACCCAGATAGCTTCGGTGACATCTGTCGTGGTTTGCATGTATTTGGTGCTAAAGTCCTACGTGACGAAGCACTAGTTGCTGCATTCTACAACGTATAATCGTAGAAACTTAATAAGTGAGGGGGCCCTAAAAAGCCCCCAATCTTTAACAAATTAAAAGGCACTATAGCTTATGGCAACAAATTATTTAGATTTAACTAACGAGCTTTTAAGAGAACTAAATGAAGTAGGTCTTACGACTGCTAATTTTGTTAGTGCTATAGGTATTCAAGCTCACGTTAAAGATGCAATCAACAAAGCGTATTTTGATATTATTAATCAAGAACCCCAATGGCCTTTCTTGTCTGCGGGAGAAAGCGGTGCTGACGACCCTATGTACGGAAACGTATATGTCGAAACAGTAGCCGGACAAAGATTTTATGAGCTGAAGTCAGCTAGTGATTCTATTACTACAGACTACGGCTCAATAGATTGGGATAACTTCTATCTAACTACAGTAGGCGTTTCAGGCGAAACAGCTCCTTATACAGGAACTAACTTACGATTTACTACCACCGAAGAGTGGAAAAAGTTTCGTAGAGTTGCAGAAAACTTAGATGCTGAAGACTCCCAAGCTTATGGCGAACCTAATATTGTAATTAGAAGCCCAGACTCACGTAAGTTTGGATTAAGTCCAATACCGGATAAAGCCTATAGAGTTTGGTTTTATGCGTGGAACTTACCAACAAAGCTACAAAATTTTGCTGATGAGATAGTATTTCCAGAAATGTATACTGTAGTGTTACTAGCTCGTGCAAGATATTACATACATCAATTTAAAGATAATCCTCAAGCAGCTTCATTTGCTATGGATGACTACAAAAAAGGTCTACGCAGTATGCGCTCAAACCTTATTGAGCCTACTCCAGTTTATATATCTGATGATAGAATGAGATTTACATAATATGGCAGCTTCCCAACCTTTTGGTTTTTCTACTAAGGGTGGATTAAACACCAACCTTAGTCAGATAGAAATGTTACGTGAGCCGGGGATTGCAACAACTCTGGTAAATTTTGAGGTAGACCCTGACGGGGGCTATCGCAGAGTAAACGGGTTTGAGCCTTATGGTGGTGATTCGGCTACTCGCCCGAATACTTTTCAGCCTGTACTAGGAATTAAAACCTATGCAGATGGTGTAATCGTTTGTAGCGGAGATGATATTTTCTTTAGTAATGATGGCGTTACTTGGCTACAAATAAATCGTTCGGGTGTACAAAATGGCGGAGACACCTATGCAGAATTTACGGGTCGTTCAATTTTAAATAGGGCAAATCAAAAACAATCTTCAATAAGCATTTACGAAGGTAATAAATCTGAATACGGTGAAGTTTTAATTTGTGATGGAAAGAAAAAGCCTTATTACTTTTACATGACAGGCACAGGTGCGCTAAACACAAGAACATTTTTTGCAGAAGAAGTTACTGTAAATAATACCGATGCTCCAACAGTAGGCACAATCCACAGCAACCACTCTGTAGTTTCAGGTACTGCTGAAAATCCCAATGAAGTATATTATAGCCATACGCATGAAATAAATAATTTTGGAGGCGCAGGGTCAGGTTCAGTAGTCTTAGCCGATAAAGTAGTAGGTCTACGAAGTTTCCGTAGTGATTGTATTATATTTTGTAGAAATAGTATTTACAAGCTTGTTAATATTGAAGCTAATGATGTTTCAACAGCTGTAATACCAATCACTAAAAACGTAGGTTGTTTAGATGGCAATAGCATTCAAGAGATTGGCGGTGACTTAGTATTCCTAAGCCCTGATGGTATTCGTACTCTTGCGGGTACAGCACGTATTGGTGACGTTGAGTTAACATCTGTAAGTAGAAACATACAAAAGATTATTACTGATATTACAACCAATATTAACACTTACACAATTACAAGTGTAGTATTGCGAGCTAAATCTCAGTATAGATTATATTACAATGACCCCAATAAAGCAGCTTCAGAATCTAAAGGAATTATAGGAACTTTTACAGGTCAAGGATTTGAATGGTCTGAAACAAAAGGAATTGAAGCGATTGCCATAGATAGTGGATTCTTATATAACGATGTTGAGCAGATTATTCACGGAGATACAGACGGCTATATTTATAATCACGATGTTGGAAAGTCTTTTATTTATGCAGGAACTGAATCAAATGTCCCCGCAACATACGAAACACCATATTTAGATTTTGGAGACTTAGGAACTAGAAAAACTTTACATTATGTTAAAGTTTCTATAACACCAGCTGCTGAGCTAGGTGGTTTTGCTCAGCCTAAACTATCAGTTAAATTTGATTTTGATGATGAGACAATACAACAACCTTCTGATTATCTATTAAGAGAAGTACGTGCAGGTGCAATTTTTCAGGATTCGACTGCTGTAAATGTAACTTCTATTTTTGGTGAATCTGTTTTTGGAGCAGTAGCTAATCCTTTAGTAAGACAAAACATACAAGGCAGTTGTTATTCGAGCAATTACACAATTACTAGTAACGATAAACTAATCCCTTATACAATAAATGGAATATATGTAAATTATGTTCCAACAGGCAGGAGATAATTAGATGGCAGGTATAGGCTATATAAGACAAACTACAGGCATACAAACAGGCGAACGTATTGATGCTTCTTTATTTAACGATGAATACAATCGACTTCAAAATGCTTTTCAATATAATGATAGTGGACCTACCGGTCATACACACGATGGCAATACCGGACAAGGTGGTGCAATTGCAAAAATTGGCGACCAAAACTTTAAAAATAAAATAGAAATTAATGCAACCGATAATCGCATTGAATGCTATATTGAAGTTGGTGAGGGAAATTCTATAGAGCAGCTTCGTATTCAAGATGGGCTTATTGTACCTGTAACCGATAGCGATGTAGATTTAGGTACAAGCTCTGTAAGATTTAAAGATGCTTTCGTAGACAGCCTAAACGCATCAGGCGTAGTAACAGCCACAGGATTCACAATAGGTTCGGCAGTCATTACCGAAGCTGAACTAGAAATCCTAGACGGCAAGACTTTCTTAGACGAAGATAACATGGCATCTGATAGTGCCACAGGTATTCCTTCGCAGCAGTCTGTAAAGGCTTATGTAGATGCTCAAGTCACTGCACAAGACTTAGACATTACTGACGGCTCTTCAAACATTGCAATTGATTTAGATTCTGAAACTTTAAGTCTTTTGGGCGGCACTGGAGTTACTTCTACTGCATCTGGCAATACTGTAACAATTGCAATAGACACAACTGTAGCAACACTTACAGGCACTCAAACGCTTACTAACAAAACTCTAACGAATCCTGACATTAATGGCGGAAGTATTGACGGCACAACAATTGGTGCTTCTGTTGTTGCTGCGGGTAGTTTCTCGTCTTTATCGTCAACTCTGGGTGCAACATTTGGAAGCTCTAATTCCTCTATTCCTGCATTAACGCTTACTTCTACAGATAGTTCAGCCGTTCCTATGCCTCTTCTTAGGCTACAAAGAAATTCAGCTAGTCCTGCAGATGCGGACGATATAGGCTCGTTGCAGTTTTACGGTCACGACTCTGGTTCAACAGACACTGAATTTAGTTCTATTATAGGCTTTATGTCTGATGTAACTGACGGTACTGAAGATGGCGGTATTTCATTTAATATTCGTAGAAACGGGGCAAGCACAAGAGTAGCTAGATTTGTAGGCAGTTATTTATCGCTAGATAATACTACAGGAATTTCAGCATCTAACGGAATATCTACAACATTTGGAAATATTCAAACATCTTCTGGAGACTTAATTACTTCAACAGGCGATTTAATAGCAACTAACGGTGTAGTCCAAACAGGCGGAGCTAATATTGCAAAATTTGGTTCTGTGACTGATAATTACTCTACAGGAACAGGAAACACAGGAAGCACAAAAATAGTTAATATAGGTACTGGGTATGCATCTAGTACTTCAACAACTGTTAATATTGGCCCAACCTCCTCTAGCAGTAATACCCGTACTATTAATTTAAATGGTGATACAAATGTAGGAAGCTCTCTTGATGTATCATCTAATATCACAGTCACAGGAACTGTAGACGGTAGAGATATAGCTACAGACGGCACTAAACTAGACACTATAGAAACTAATGCAGACGTAACTAACGCAACTAGTGTTACTTCCGCAGGCGCTTTGATGGACAGTGAGCTAACTAGCGAAGCCTCTGTTAAAGCTCTTAACCAAGGTGTTGCTACTTCAGATAGTCCTACATTTGCAGCGTTAACAGTTACTGGGCAGTTGAGTGCATCCGGTATTTCTTACACCAACTTTTCTACGGATGCTAACGGTGCTACAATTACCGGAAACCTTACAATCTCAGGAACTGTAGATGGAAGAGATGTAGCTGCTGATGGTCAAAAGTTAGACACAATAGAACAAGATGCAGACGTTACTGATGCAGCTAATGTAGAAGCTGCAGGTGCAGTAATGATAAACACCACTAACAATTCGCAAACACTATTTGATAATATTAATATTGGAAATATGCCATCAAATGCACGTAATCTTTACGTTAGTGGAACTTTTGGCGTTACGGGAACTTCTAGTTTTAGCAGCAACGCTACTTTTTATGGAAATATAAATGCAGGCAATACTAACTGTGTAATTAATGCTTACGACACAGTGCTTACTCAATTGGGTACAACAGATTTAGATGCTGTATTAACTCTTAGAAATACTGATGGGACTAATGCTGCTGCACCGGCTATGGCTTTTACTAGAGATTCTTCTAGTCCTGCAGATAATGATTTAATTGGTAAAATCATGTTTAAGGGAGACAATGTAGCAGGACATGAAAAAGTTTATGCTGAAATAAGTAGTAGAATTAATGACACCTCGTATGCTACTGAAGATGGAGAGCTTTCACTAAAAATATTATCATCCGGGTCACTTATAGAGTGTGTTGAACTAAAATCTACTAGTGGTGGAAGCAGAACTTTAAACATTTTAAATAGTACAAATTTACATGGTTATGGAAGCATTGTATCTCAATCATCAACTATTGGAACAGGAGGTACTGGTAATGTATTTAGTTCATACGGAAATCTTCAAGCATTATATGGAAGTGTAATTACTCGCCAAGCAAGCATTGCAAGAAACTACGCCACACACACAGACAATTATTCTACAGGTCTTTCTAGCAATTCTGCCCACACAAAAACAGTAAACATTGGTACTGGATATGCAACGACAGGTGCAACTACTAATATAAATATTGGACCTACTTCAGCAACGACAAACAGAACTATTAATTTAAACGGAAACGCAACTTTAGATGGAAATTTAACCCTAGCAGCAAATAAATATATCAATACACCAAATTTAACTGTTTCTAAATCTGGAACTTCTACTGATAATTATTCTACTGGCGTTAATACTAGTAGTAATCAAACTAAAACAGTAAACATTGGTACTGGTTTTACATCTACAACAGGCTCAACTAATATTAATTTAGGGCCAACTGCTACTGCTGCTCCTTGTACTATTAATGCTAATGGCGATGTAGTTGCAGACACTTTACAAACTAATCTTCTTAAAAGTTCACAATTTTCTACTACCTCATTTTTAGATTTTAATAATTCAAGTTATCAAGGTGGAGCAGCCACGGTTTTATCTTCTCAAGCGGGGCTATCGTTGTTATTTGATGCAGATAATAATGATACTAGTGGTTTTGAAAT